CCAAAACGATTGCTAGACACGAACGGCTTGCCGTTTGATGTGAATGCAGGGTTAACTAGAGATTGTGGAATTTGTGACATGGATATTCCTTTGAAGATCGGCTACATATTTATGTATGGCATACAAAGGTATTTTTCAACCACACAACCCCACCAAATACATAGGCGATCCCACCAAGATCACATATAGAAGTATGTGGGAGCGCAAGTTTATGAAATACTGTGACAGTAGTTCAAATGTTCTGCGTTGGGCATCCGAAGAGGTGGTTATTCCGTACATGAGTCCCATCGACCACAAACCCCACCGCTACTTTGTGGACTTCTTGGTTGAGGTACGCACACCCGAAGGCATCAAGACTTGGCTTGTGGAGATCAAACCCAAGAAGCAGTGCCGCGAACCCGAAAAGCGAAAAAAGATTACCCGAGGGTATATTACCGAAGTAAAGACATGGGTCACGAACAAAGCCAAATGGGATGCTGCCAAACGGGTGTCTGATGCCAAGGGATGGGAATTCAAAATATTAACCGAAGACGACTTGTTCAAGAAGAAACCATGATAGACGAACAACAACAAAAAACCGATCTTCAAGAACTACTCAAAGAAACCACCGTGGCATTGGGTGGAACCGATCAGACCTACATTCAGTTTGTTCAAATGCTGAATGAATACAATCAATTAAGCATACCAAGTCGCCTGCTGCCTGGCTGCTTGGTGTTTTTCAAATACAAACCAATCAGTGAATCTTTTATTTCTCGGAATACATATTATGATTCGTTTCCCCTTGTTCTGATTACTGATGTGTATCGGGGCGGATTCGAGGGGGTGAATCTACACTTCATTGCTCCTCAATACAGAAAAGCCTTGTTTGATGCGGTGATGCGTGGGCTACCCACCATCAAAGCAAACGAGGAGTGGAGAACAAGACTGCGGGTGGATTATGATCGGTTGGAAGCACGGAGAATCTTCAAGTATTACAAGCCGTGCTACCGAAGATATCTGTGGAAAGGCATGAAACGAAGACCAGCACTTGTGCCTTTTCAATTATGGGAAGACATGGTGAACGGAAATTCATACAAGTTCGTAGGGGCAAAGCCCGTAACCGTATACCGAGACAGCCGAAACGCAGTAATCCGCGGGGGAAGATAAATGGCACTAGTACCGTCAAACATCAACGAAATGATAGAATCAATCAGGCGGTCTGGCGTTGCGTACAGCAATCGCTACGAACTGATGTTTGGTATTCCAAGCGTGTTTCCAACAGGCAATCCAGCGGAACTAAAGAACCTCACGGTTCGTTGTGATTCTGTTACTGTACCAGGTCGCGGATTTTCAACCACGCCGTACCGCTTCTACGGTCCTGCTCGTAATATGCCGTATGAACCCATCTACAGCGGAGAGATAAACATATCAATGATTCTGTCTGCTGATCTACGCGAACGCAAGTTTTTTGAAGACTGGATGAACTTTGTGTGTAGCCGCGACAACTTCAAGTTTGGCTACTATGACGATTACATTACCGATTTGGAAATAACCGTATTCGGCAAGGACGAAGCCCCCACCCACAGGTTCTTTGTGGAAGAAGTGTACCCCAAGTCTATTGGTGACTTGCAGATGGGATACGACAAGGATAACGACTATCTGCGTCAAGACATAACCTTATCGTTCCGCAAGTACACTCCGGAATATATTGGTATGCCTCGCTCCAAACCCACTCCAAACGGCGGTGCTGCTTCTTTCTTGAGTCCAACCAGCAGCAAAATATACAACATGGGCGCAGGAGCAGGCAACGATCCACAACAGTGGAAATCCCCAACTAAAACCCCAAGTTAAACGCCTAAATAGAAATTGATTATATTGATTAAAGGAACACCATGATGCAACTGAATCTTGTTAATGCTTCACTACCACAATACAACATGAGCCTGCCCGTATCAGGCATCACCACAAAATTCAGACCATTTGTAGTCAAGGAGGAGAAAATCCTCCTGATGGGTCTACAGTCAAAAAGCATTAATCAAATAAATGATGCCATGCGGAACATCATTCTTGCCTGCACCAACAATGTGGTGGACACGCGGAAATTGTGTGCTGCGGACGCAGAGTACGCATTTCTACAAATTCGATCCAAGTCGGTGGGGGAAGAAGTCAAGCCACAGGTGGTTTGCACCAACTGCGGTAAGGAAACCGCCATCAAGATCAAACTGGATGAAATCACCATCACGCCAACAGAAAAACCAGTGGTTGATAGCAATATAAAAATAACAGATACCCTTGCTATTGTGATGCGATATCCATCCATTCACGACATTGACTACAACAAAACAGAAGTAGAGATTGCTTTTGACCTAGCCAAGCGGTGTATCGAATCCGTGATTATTGATGAACAGGTCTACCAAGTAAAAGACATTAATCCACAGGAACTCACCGATTTTGTTGACAATATGATGCCTGAGCAGTTTGCAAAAATTATGGATTTCATTCAGAGCGTTCCTGAACTTTCCTATGAATTCCAATATCAATGCCCCCAATGCTCGGAAACAGTAAAGGTGCAACTAAAAAGTGTATCTGATTTTTTTCGGTAGCCCTCTGTCATAATGACTTGGGGGCATATTACCAAATGAACTTCAATCTCATGCAGCATCACGGGTACTCTCTCGCTGAATTGGAAGGAATGTTACCTTGGGAGCGAGAGGTATACATACAAATGCTTATTTCTCATCTTAAAAAAGAACAAGAAAAAGCAACCAACAGAAAACCACTGTGACCCCTTTACCATGACAATGAGGCAGAATCATGGCAAAGAAAATCGTCAGCGATAAACAGATGAGGCAGATGATGGCTTCCCGCCAAGAGCGGGTGGGTGGTCGCTTTGGTGGTTTAAAGCCTGAGTTCAAGACTCCTCCTGTTGCTGCCGCTAAAGATGTGGCGGTATCAGATGCAGCCGTAGCAGAGAAAATTAATTTTCTACAGGCTATCCTCAACGAACGAAAAGCAATGGGGATTGAGACTTCTGAACTAGAAGAGTATGTGGTTGGAACTGCTCAAAAGCAGGGTATGCGTTCCATTGTTGAAACATTCATATCAGAAAATCGTGAGCAGTTTAATCAAGACGATCCAGCAGGAGCGGCTGCGTATGAATTGATGAAGGAAGCGGTTGTGCTTTCCGAAGCGTCAATGAAAGCATCCTTTGATGACGCTAAAAAGATATACGCTCAACTACAATTTATACGAAAGGTAGCAGCAAATGCAAAAGGCAAGAATTCTGCTATTGCTAAACAGATGGAAGCCATCATTGCGCCTGTTGAAGCGCAACTCAAGAAGCGAACATCCTTTGCTGCATTCATAAAAGATAAAGCAGAATCATTCAAGAAGACATTGCCTGAACGCTTGGCTGCAAAAGTGCCGGTTGTTGGTGGTCTATTGAGCGGATTCTTAAGAGATAAACGCGAAGCACAGGAAAGCATTGAATTGCTGTCGGGTCGTATACAAGAGCAAGTTTCTCGCGGTGGTCAAAAAGGAAAAGATCTAGACATTGATGATGTAGAACAGCCACGCAAAAGTGGTGGTGGAATGATGGGCGGAACTCGCGCATCAGATATTCCAGGGCTTGATGTTGGTGGTGCAGGAAAAGGCATACCGTCAACACTTGGTGCCATCTATAAAGAAGTCACCAAAATCCGCAGCATCATTGAAAGCAAATTTGCTCCTGTAGAAAGTGATGCCACAGAACTAAAAGCCCGCGAAGCAGAACTAGAAGGCAAGACCGGCGGCAAGGTTTCTGAAAAAGCAATCAAAATGGTAACAGGGGAAAAAGGTGGTGGTGGATTCCTGTCTTCACTACTGTCAAACCTGCTTGGTTCAGGTCTTGGTCCGCTGCTTGCAAAAGGACTTGTTGCTCTTGGTCCAATCATCATGGGTGCTGTTGGAGCAATTGGCACCGCACTGATGGCAGCAATTGCAGGGCTTGGAACGGCTATTGCAGCCATTGGCAGCGCACTGCTAGCCGTTGCAATTCCTGCACTAGTGGCTACTGTGGGAGCAGCCATTGGTGGTGGTTTGGCGTGGCTTATCAACTCAGGCATTGATGCCATCTTTGGCACAAACCTAGCAGAACTGATGATGGAAAAAGACACCTACACATTGGGAGATGTTGACAGAGAAAACAAAATAACAGAACAAGGCAAGGCTGCGGATGCGCGAATAGAGGCTCAACGCAACACTCCCGAATACACAGCAGCCATGTCTCAGGATCCTCGAATGCTTCCGAAACTCATTTCGGAAAAGAGAATCACCGGATCTGAGGGTTTGGACATACTGTCTTCGTTTGAATCCAAAAACGGAAGAGGCGAAGACACGGACGCAATTCGTGCAAGAATACTAGAAATAGATCCAAAAGCAGTAGG